CACTTGAAGGACAAGCTAATGACACCTCTAAGTAAAGAAGATAAAATATCGCGCATACGAGCCGAACTCTCTATAGCTGAGCAGATTGGGGCTAAGCCAAACCTCACTCAATTAGCTAAGAAATATGATTTAGCTTATAGTCAGGTGAGGGATATAGCGAAAGGGAAAGACGTAGAACTTGAGGACAAGGCAGTATTTGCCTTAGTTGATGCACCTAAGGAAGTTGTTTTAGATATAGCACAGCAGGTAGTAGCGAAGACCCCTGATAAGCCTATGGCTCAAATGAAAGATGAAGTAGACTTCGTGGTTAAAGGCGCAGAAGGTCTTAAGAAACTCCGGTATGATGTTCAGCGTGTAGCACAGAAGGCGATTGATAGGCTCGATTTGGCTTTAGATGTGCAGGATAACCAGGAGCCTCGTAATCTTAAGTATCTCATAGATAGTTTAGCTGCTGTAAATTCGAGCTTTTTCAAGGACTCATCAACCAACATCACAGTAAATAACACAGCAAACCACTTGACACTGTTTAGAGAGAATATGAGCCTATGACTCCATCACCGTGGCTCCTGCCTAATATAACTGAACAAGAGTTTAGAAACCTATTTCCACAAGCCAATGCAGACTTGTTTAAAAATATACCAGAGTCTGATGAAGAGCTCCTGACTGTGTTTCTGCCGTCGAAACTATGGAGGTTAAATAATCTCTATACGATAGTTGATAAGATAGGTACGAAGCGTAGGTTTGAGATGAACTACAGTCAGTTTTATTTCTACCATAGAAAGGTTAAACACCCTAGAAACATCATACTTAAGTCGAGGCAACAAGGTATATCCACGTTGGTACTTATAGATTTCTACGACGATATGATTGTAACGCCTAATTTATCTGTAGGTATGATGGCTCAGGATGCGACTGCAGCTAAGAAGCTCCTAGAGAGAGTTAAAATGCTTGAAGCAGAACTCAATCCAGCGATTAAAGAGTTCTTACAAATAGTTACCACCAAAGACAACACAGAGGAGTTTGGTTTCTCGAATGGTTCTACGATGTATATTAGAACATCTTTCCGTTCTGCAACTCTACAGCGCCTACACGTATCAGAATACGGTAAAATTGCGGCGATGTACCCAGAAAGAATTGAAGAACTTAAAACCGGTACGTTACAAGCCATCGCACCTATAAACCCGATTATTATAGAGTCAACAGCTGAAGGTAATAATGATTACAAAGTACAGTGGGATAAATCAGAGCTGGCCGACCGAAAAGGCTTAGGCCCCTTGGATTTTCAGCCCACATTCCTTAGTTGGATGCAGGACCCCGACTGTAACCTAAATTTTGAAGAAGAGATACCCCAGGTAGCGGAAAATTATTTTAGTAAATTAGCTGAGGAAGGTGTTAAACTTACAAAGACTCAAGAATGGTTTTGGTGTGCCAAATATAAAGAATTAGGTAATAGTATATACCAAGAGTACCCAGGGTTTCCTGAAGAGGCATTCAGGGCTAAGCTCGAGGGTGCGTACTACCAAAATGAGTATAAAGAACTCAAGCTGGGCAGTAACCTCTATGTGGAAGGACTTAAGGTACATCTCTCGGTTGACTTAGGTATGAACGACGACTTCCCTATAGGGTTTTTCCAAGTATGGCCTACAGGACAAGTTAAAATTATAGGCGAGTATGTATCAAATAATAATGGATTGGAGCATTATGCGGAAATATGTAGACAAATAAGTAAAACACGAGGCTGGGAGTTTGGTCAAACATATGCACCACACGATGTAAAGGTTAAGGAATTAACATCAGGTAAAACACGATGGGAGACTATGAAGCGCCTAGGGTTCAGGCCTATTTTAGTTAGAAAGCATAGCTTAGCAGATGGTATAGAAGAAACACGCCAGTTCCTTAAATGGGTAGAAATAGACGAGTCATGCACGATGATAATTAATGCCATACAGAACTATAGAAAAAAGTTTGATAAGAAACTTAATCTATTTTTAGATGAGCCAGTGCATGATTTTCATAGTCACCCGGCTGATATGCTTAGGTATATGGCGATGGGGCATAAATATAGTAAAATAACGGACATTTATAGTTCGAATAGTGGTTATAGAGGTTCCTCATCTCGGGGCTTAATTGTACAACGTGGCTATGATATATAGAAAAATATTTTTTAGTTTAAGAAAACTTTAAGATATATTTAGATATAATATAGAAACATAAAACCATAAAGGATTTTTTATGCAGGATACTCCAGCACAAAAAGCTGATATCCAAACAGGTAACACTGATTCGGATACACAGCCAGCCCAACCAATTGATTGGGAAAAACGGTATAAAGATACTCAAGCGGCTTATACTAAAGCTCGCCAAGAGTCTTTGCAGTTAAAGGCACAGGTGGAAGTTTTGAGGTCACAAGGCCTTTCTGCTGTTCAGATAGACGACAAACTTAAGGACGAGCTCGAAGACCTTAAGTATACTAATCCTGAAGAGTGGAGACGCAAAATGAACCTAATTGAAAACGAAGCCAGTTCTAAGGTTTCATCAGCAATAGCTGAAAAAACTAAAGAGTTATCTGAACTAGATGTTAGGTCAGCTAAATTGGAAGCATTTATGGAGAACCATCCTGGGTTTGAGCTCTCAGACGATGACATTCCTCCCAGAATTGCAAAAAAATTAGCTTCAGGTAGTATTAGTTTTGATGAGTTTTTAGAGGAAGTATATACATACGTAGTTACTCCAAAAACAATAGGCTCATCTAATAAAACGTTGGAACAACCTAATTTAAGCAAGGCTGGCGGAAGCACAGAGCCTACGCAAAATGCGGTTTACAAAGATGTTGTTACTTCGTATAAAACCGAAGTTTATTAAAATTCAGGAGAAATAAATGGCAACAGGTAAAGTAGCTTACGGCTCAGATTTAATCCGTAAGAAATGGATGCGTGAAGGTCTTATTCAAGCGTCTGCAAAATCATTCTGGTCAGCTTACAAAGGTACTACAAAAGATAGTATCATTATGCAAGCAAACCTTGAGACTGCAGATACTGGACATACCGTAGTATTTGATATGGACGGTAACCTTTCTGGTAGACCAGTTAAAGGTAACACTACTGCAAAAGGTACTGGTGAGCAAAAGAAGAAGTTTTCAGACAAAGTTATTGTTGAAGATTACAGATATGTAGTTGATAACGGTACTAAGTTTGACGGTAAAGAAATTGGTGACTTGTCAATCAATGAACACATAGACTCAAGAAGCAAACTTGCTGACTTGTGGGTACGTTCATCTGACCAGGCTTACTATGACTTAGGTCAACAAGGTGCAGAATTTGGTATTAACCTAGGTACAACATTTACATTTGACCAGTTCTTAGATATTGAGTCAGTTGTTAAAGATGGTACAGGCTTTACAACTACGCCAGGCGGTATTACATCACGTATGCCATTAACACCGTTTATGACTGCTGATGGCCGTCCTATCTGGTTAATGGTTGTTGACGTAGCAATGAAAAACATGCTTATGAAGTCTACAGGAGCACAACAACTCATCCGTGAGTCAGACGTTCGTGGTAATGAGAATAGATTGTTTAAAGGTGTTCTAGGTAAAGTTGGTAACTTTGTTATCGTTGAAGCTGGTACATTCTTTGGTTCAACAACTGGTTCTATTCTTGAGAATGGCTACTATGCATACAATAACACAGGCGTCGAAATTCCTGGTATGAGAAAGTATGATGTTGATACATCTAAATGGTCTGGTGAAGTTGGTTTTGATAGAGCTAACACACTTCGTTCAAGAGGCCTTATTCTAGGTGCTGGTGCATTCCAACTTGGTATGGGTAAAATGCCAGACTATAAATATGAGACTACAGATTTTGAGAAATTCTCTGAGTCAGCTATGGAAGTATGGTGTGGAGCTAAAAATACTAAGTTGTTTGCTGAAAATAGCGATTATGACAAAGCTAAAGTTGCTGGTTATAACTTCGGTAGCATCTTCTTAGATGTTCAAGTTCAAGCGTAAGG